AGCCAAGGCGCTCAACAGCTTCAAGACATTCGTGAGCAGTTTATGGAAGCTAAAAAGCAAGGTGATAACGCTAAGGCTGCTGAGCTTCGCCAGCAAGGTAAGGAACTCGGCCGCCAAATGGAGCAGAGCTTGCTCCAAATGAGCGAGCAAATGCAGCCTCAGGTAGACAAAGCAGTTGATCGTGCGCACCAAGCAGCTAAAGACAACCAGGAAGCTATGGCTGCGCTCGCAGGCAGCGAAGCTGGTAAGGGCGCCAGCCTCAACGATCTTGATCAAAAGCGAAGCCTCGCAAGGAAGCTCAGCAACAACCCTGGCCTCAAGGAGCTCGTTCGCCGCTTAGGTGCCTTGCGTCAAGCGTGGGCCGATCGTAAGCGAGCTCGTAGGTCACAAACAAGTTACAGCGACATAGTAGGCGCAAAGTTCTCGGACACAATCACAAAAGCTTTCCCAGCCGAGATCGCGCTGGCCGCCACAGAACAAGGTCGTGCTCTCTTTGCTCTGAAATACAGCCAGAAAACACTTCTTTGTAAGGATTACGAGGCAAAAGTTAAAGAGCTCGACAAAGGCCCTGTTGTCATGTACATCGATATCAGTGGTTCGATGACGGGAGAATGTGAGTTATGGTCTAAAGCTATCGCTTATGTAGTCGCAGAAGAATGTCTTAAGCAAAAGCGTGCGACACACATACACTTGTTTGACACAGTAATACAAAAAAGTATTCACCTTGAAAAAGATAGAGCAGACAACGAGAGACTTCTAAATTTTGTGTTGAGCTGGACAACCAGGGGAGGAACATCGTTCTGTTCGGTTATTAACCACGCGCTGTCAGAGATCAACTTTGTCGAGAAAGCTGATATCTTGATGATCACAGACGGCAATGCAGAAGTGTCGGATCCTTTCGTTCGCCGCCTGAATGCCTTTAAGCAGGAGCACGGCGTGCAATGGAATAGCTTCTGCATCGGTCAAAAAGCTCGGGTTTTAGGAGAATTTAGTGACTACGTACACACTGTAGACGTATCAGATGATCCTAAAAGCTCAGAGTTGTTTCAAGATGCTCTTCGCTGAGGCTACTTTTTGAAACGTGGAGCTTAGATTGAGGGGTACTTGCTGCCCCTTACATGAACCGGCACGCCGATGCAAGAGCAGTAAAGAGGATAGAAGCAGAGTACTCCCCAGCAACAGAAAAGTTTGAGCTAGAGGATTGGCTCGCCCAACAGCTGTACGACACCTATCACAATTTAGGAGAAGACGAGCCTCAGTTATTCAGATACAGAGACGCTGTACTTTTGTATATGCAAAAGACTGAGTTAATAAACGCAACTATGTTGATCGGGAAAGATGTAACCGAGCACTGCGTTTTACTGAGCAGCTTCTTATACAAAAACTACGGAGTTAAAAGGCTTGCCAACAAGGCGGATGTAGAAATGCACCTCATGCTCTCGGAGTACGACTTTGAACTTATGTCTATGCAGATAACAGATGACCTAATAGCATGGTATCAAAACATGCACTTAGTGAAAGAGGTGCTTGAGACAACGCTCAAGTAACAGAAACCTTAAATTAATATAAAGACCCTTCTCTTCTAGGGATCGGAAAGATAGCATTCATGCGTTCCGCTTTCCATTACATGAACTTCAAGTTCAAGATCGGCGACACTGCACTAGACAACAGCGAAGCAAAAGCACTCCTTAGTGCAGCTGGCAAAGACACGGCGATTGTCGTCGACATTGCCGAGCATGTCGATCCAGCAATGATTGACGCTAAGAAGCTCTTCTCGATCAGCGTCGAAACAAAGAACCCCACGCTGGCTTCGCTCGCTGCAAAGTTTGCTATTGACGGAATTGAGGCCCCTAAAAAACGTACGTATACTCGTACGGACGCGAACCGAATCTCCCGCATCGAACCTACAAAAACAATCAACAACACCGTTGAAGCAATCGATGGACTACTGGGCATGAACAGTCTCAAGGCTGTCGGCGCAGCAATGATTCTGGATGGGGTTTCGAGCGGTCAGAGCAAAACGTTACGTCAGATCGCAACAAACTGTGTGAACGCCATGGCATACCGTGGCTCAGTAAGTGCAGATTCTCAGTGTTTCATGGGTTTCTGTAAGGATGGCGAAGGTCACTACCGCACGCTGAACCAGGGGCCAAACGTTCCTCGGAGTGCGTGCTACCACGCGTCGCCCATGTATACAGCGGTGCGTGATGGCGCACAGCTTCTGAAAGAGTGGGGTCTGATCGAGCTGAAAGAAATCGTCGAGTTCGGCAGCAAAGATAAAGAACTGGATGAGAACAGTCAGCAGTTACGCCGCGTGGTTTACGCAGTGTCTCCGACTGAGATGGGTAAGAAGGTAGCCGACGACTGGGGCGACATTTTTGATTTTATCAGTCACCGCTGGAGCAGCCGCATTCGCGAAAAAAGGTCTTACGCTGCCTGAACGGCGAACCACTGAATCCACGGGGCGTCGCAAGATGCCCCTTTTTTACTTCCATGAAGATCTTCTACGCAGACGACGACAGCAAGTTTCAACAAGCAATCGAAGAACTAAATCAAATCCCAAAGCTTTGTCTAGACGCAGAAACGACCGGCCTGGATTCACACGTCGCAAAACTGCGTTTGCTGCAGCTCTGTACGACTGATGAGAAGGTAGAGAACAGAACTGTTTACGTCTTGGATATGTTTAAGGTAAATAACACTTCCGGACTAAAAGAAATGATCGAGAGCCGTGAGATGCTCTTAGGTCACAACTTAAACTTCGACCTCCAGTTCCTCCTGTCTAAAGGTATTGACTACCAGGGAAAGATATTCGATACCTACGTAGCGGAGCGCTGCCTTCGTGCTGGTTTTAAAGAAAAAAAGATGTCACCGAAACTCCAGAAGCCCTACTTCGATGACGTCAGCTGTTCACTCAAAGCTGTAGTCAGTCGCAGACTCGAACTCGACATTAGTAAAGAACAGCAGGTGTCTGATTGGAGTAAAAGAGATCTGGACCTTGAGCAAATCGAATATGCAGCAAAGGACGTTGACCTTCTGCCCAGCATCGCAGCAGACCAACTTAAAGAGCTCGTGGAAGAAGCTCTGCTCGATATCTATTCACTTGAGTCGAAGTGTGTACGCCCTGTAGCAAGGATGTGCCATAGAGGGTTTAACGTCGATGTTAACAAACTAATAGCACTAAGGAGTACCATAGAGCTGAAGCTAGAAGAGGTTACACTAGAATTCTGTACTAAGCTCGACGCGGCTTTACCTGACAACCTCAAGCTCCCACGGAACGTCGATGGATCCCTGGCAATCGGCAAAAACCTCAGAAAGGAGTTCAACCCTGGATCTGGCACGCAGTGCAAGAAACTCTTTGACGCACTTGGCGTTGCTCTACCAACAAACCCTTCTACAGGAAAGACAACACTCAATCAGATATCCCTCGCAGAGTTCGATAGCGATGACCCTCTGCTCAATCTCTACCGTAAGCGGACAAAAATAGAGACTCAGCTAGAGCACGCTGAAAAGTTGATCGCAAACGTCAATCCAATCACCCATCGAATTCACTCTGGTTACAACCAGTACGGCGCCAACTCAGGTCGATTCACATCAAGCGGCGCCAAAAAGACCGCTGCCAAAAAAGTTAAAGACCAGTTTGCGATTAACGCCCAACAGATCCCTAGGGACAAAGAATTTCGCGAATGTTTTGTTGCCACGCCTGGTTATCAGCTGATTATCTGTGACTTCAGTCAGATCGAGCTACGCCTCGGAGCTGAGCTGATCGGTATTCCTCAAATGATACAAGCCTTCAAGGATGGGCACGATCTTCATACGGTGACGGCGAGCCTGATCTACAAAGTGCCTCTCGAAGAAGTTCAGAAGAGTCAGCGTCAGGAAGGTAAAACGCTGAATTTTGCGCTTCTGTACGGTATGGGCTATAGAAAATACAAAACCTACGCAGCTCAAAGCGGAAAGATTATTTCCTTGTCTGAAGCAAAGGTTGCTCATATGGCGTTCCACTCTGCGTACCCACGGCTCAGGCAGTGGCACCGTGAACGCGCAGCCCTTGTGGAAGACGGTTGGACCTACGTTCGTACCCCGCTAGGTCGGCGTCGCCTGCTGTCGTATGACGATGCCACTATGACTGCCTGTGCCAACACGCTGATACAAGGCGCAGGAGCTGATATCCTTAAGCTGTCTTTAGCAAAGTTAAATCCCTACCTCGGGGATGAAGCTCACCTAGTTGCCTGTGTTCACGATGAAATCGTACTTGAAGCAGTTGATGGTAAAGTGGAGCACTACAAAGAAATACTTGAGCGCTGCATGAAAGAGGCAGCGGAAACCATTCTAAAAGAAGTTCCTGCTAAAGCAGACGCTAGTTACGGAGACACCTGGGCAGAAAAATGAGCAGCACTACTAAACGCGTACGTCCACTCTCGCCAAGCAAGTTTAAGGTCGGTGACCGCGTCACAGAAAACATCAAAAACATCACCTGTGTCAGCCCTTTTGCTGAGCAGCAGGTCAAAGATAAAGTCGCTGGCTATGTTAACGGCACGCGCTTAGGTACTATTAAAGAGGTTTTTGTTAAGACTAATAAGCGTGGTGATCGTCGGCACTATGCTGCAGTTCTGTGGGACGGATTTAAATCGACAACAGAACATGAGCAGGGCCGTCTCATGATCCACGCGGCTGCGCAAATCGAGAAGGAATCCGCAGTCGCTAGCAAACCTAAGAAAAAAGTGGCAACAGCTGTCGAGATCCTAAATCTCGACGTCGTCAAAGAAAAAGAAGTATTTACAGCTAAGACAGAGACAGGTTATGTCGGCTGTGTGAGGCTGGATGCTGGAGTGTGTTTTACAGTTGATGTGTTCTCCAGTGCGCTAGAAGCAGCTAACAAAGCTCGGAATTTGAAAAGAATTTTGGAGCAACCGGCAGCTCAGCAATGTAAAGAAACCAAAAAAAACACAGAAGAAATTAAAAAATGTGTAGTCAAGAAAACCGTAAAAAAGGTAGCCTTGAGATCGAGATTGTACACCCTCGACGAGACCAAGGCAATGCCGCTCCTGCGTTTCCAAGAGGTATGGGTAATTATAAAAGACTCAATGTATGTGAGTGATTGCCTCGACAAAGAGCGAAAAAATCTTGTGAGCTATACATCAAATAAAGATAAAGCTTTACACTTTACGTGTCACGAAAAAGCTAAAATGACCATGCGCGTTCTAAAAGGCACGATTGGTCCTGGGTTTGACTTAAAGAGATTTTTTATCGAGAATAAATAGATAAGGGGTTGCTCTCGATGGCTGTACGTTTTGCTGGTGATTTTTTTGGAGTGCCTTTAACGCCCACGAGGGGAAATGAGCAATCTACTTTGCTTGGGTACTTCCCAGAATTAAAAACAATCAAGAGGCGAGAAGGAGCTGAAGAAGACAAAAGTGCTCGTGCCTATGGTGGTTTATCCGCTGTTCAACCTTTTACTGGGTTCAAGACTCTGAATGCTTCAGAGGAGCGTAAAACTGCTGTACCTGTCTTTCCAGGGTTTAAGACTTTTGAGCAGCCCAAGTAGCCAGCGTCAAGCCCTCTAACCTATACTATTTGTACTGGTACTCTTTAGTTAAAGGCTGAGGGCCGAAATTAAATGACTGCGACTCCCACGGCTGGCTCTACCTTCGAACAGAAATACGGCGATTTTGTCAGGAAGGCTGGGTCTAAATTCGGTTTTGACCTAGCAGGGTTATTCGATGACGAAGCGGAAGGTACAACATCGTTAGATGGTTTCGCACCTTCTTTTAGTATGAAGACGATGTACAAGGGTCGTAGCCCAAGTACATTAACCTATAAAGCACCAAAGAACCCGGCCAGAATTGCTGAATTCAGCCTGACACCGGAGGGGGTAGGGTCAACCGCAGGCACAGTAACAAGCGCAGTAGGAATGCCTACGGTAGTTAAAGAAGAAAAAGCTGCTACGCCTGAGAAGGCTAATCGTTTATTGAGTAGCTTTATTGGAGAACTGGGCGACCCTTCTAAGGGAACTCTCGGCGCTCTGGGACTAGGCCGTGCTCTTGAGTATGGGTACACTCCTGAGCAAGTATTAGCCAAAGCCAAACAAGAAGGTATAGGTTTCGGTGAGGAGGCAGCAAAAACTCTCGGACTGAGTGAGCTTACGCAGTACCAAGGACAGCTGGCAGAGGGTAAGACTATCGGCTTGGAAGCACTCGATAGAGCAAGAGCATCTGGTTTAAGCGATGAATTGATTAAAAATCTGGCTAAACAACAAGGTGTTGGGTTTGGCGAAAAAGCCGCTGCTCAGCTAGGTACGCCAAAAGTTACTGATCTAAATCAGTACATAGGGAGTGCCGCTTCAGGGGCCACCCCAGGCACTCTTGGTTTAGAGGCTGTCGGAAGGGCTAAGGCGGCAGGATTATCGGATACTCAAATTCGAGATCTTGCCAGTCAGCAAGGTTTAAGTTTTGGTGCAGGAGCGGCTTCACGGCTGGGTGTTCAGTCCGCTAGTCAGAGAGCCTCTTCTGGTGGTGGCTCTAGCTCGTCCACGAACTTGAGCAGCTTCATCGGTAGCACAGGAAACCAAGGCACGCTCGGTTTGGAAGCGGTTAACCGTGCTCGCTCTTCGGGTCTATCTGATAGTCAAATTCGACAAATGGCGAGCAGCCAAGGACTCGGGCTTGGAGCAGCTGCACGATCCGCTTTAGGGTTGTAATCTTAGAAAGTCTCTATATCTATAGGTTTCCGTGGCTGCTGTAAACACACTCACTGCGTTTATCGGACCGAATGGCAATGAAAACACCATCGGCTACGATGCGCTTCAACGTGCGCGGAAAGCTGGGCTGACTGACGAACAAATTAAAAAACAAATCAAAGAGGAGAACTTACACGTAGGTATCAAAGCTCGGGAGGCGCTGAGTCTTGTTTGAGCTAAACACAAAAAAAATTTAGGGGCTAACCTAAAGGAAGTTGAAGGGTCACCTTGAACTTTCTTAAAAAGCTGCTACAGAGTCGTATCGGGGTATGGCTTGGGCTGTACCCCATTTTTGCTGCAAATGAAGAAGACCGCAGGCGTATTATTGAAGCGGCAGAATTTCAGCCGAATGACGTCTACTGACTACTGCCTAATCGTAAAACGAAACGAAAAGAACCTAGAGGTAGCGGTAACAGCTAACGATTCAAACCACGCGCAGGCTCAAGCTGCGGACATAACCAGAGCACTACAGGCAGATACATTCTCTTTGTCCTACAAATTTGTAAAGGAGAGCAACCTCGCCACTCTGTTCAGGCGGCTGGCTTCAAGCGATTTTAAGCACGGGTGCTGCGAGGAATGGGAAGGCTGCTTCTGCAATGGCTCACCCATAATCTACGCGCTTGGCTGCAAATACTATGTGCGCCCGTTGATACTGGATTATCTTGAGATCAACAAAGACGGTTGTGTGAAGCCTTCCTGCGGCAACCGTCTCTGTATCAATCCGTATCACAACTCTTACAAGAAGATGAAGGCGTCAAAACTGGGAGACGCGGACACAAATTTGGTACTAGCATTCTCCAGCCAAGGCGTTCCCGTTCGCGAGATAGCCAAGGCACTCAAGGTACACCGCTCAACGATCTACCGAACCCTAAACCGTGAACATCTTCATGCTGGGCCTGCGCATCACTGACGCAGCCGACATCGACGAAAACAAAGTCGTACACGTCTTAGCTGAGTCTCTGCCTTCAAGCGACCGACGTGTTGCAACCAAGGTACAACTCTCAACAAAGGAAGACCAATACAACGGAAAAATTCTTAAAGAGCTCAAAGAGAAGCAAACGATTTTCGCAGTCGGTCCAACGAAGACGACACCCGATGGTGTTCTTCAAATGCAACCGATGCTTGTGGTGACGAACGATAACTGGGATGACCTCCTGGCGATAAATCTGTTTGTGTCCACGGGTGGCTTGGGGCCTGTGACTGAAGAAACTCAGCTAGGCGACAACACTGTGACTAATCGTTCGCTGGCGTGGCAAGACGAGAAAGGAGAAACGTCTTGGTTCAAACTATCAGCATGGGATGCTCTATCCACTCAACTAGCTGAACTTGCTCCAGGTACTCCAACTATCGCGGTCGGTCGCGTGAGCACAAGCGAAAAAGAAGATCGTAAGTACCTTAACTATGGCGTAGAGAAAATTCTCTATCTGCCTCGCAGCAAGAAAGCTGCTCCCGCCAAGGCTGCTGACCCCGATAAGGGCAAGGTATCCACGGCTGCTCTCGGATCTCTGGACTTCTCTCTCTGATTTCTAACCATGGTTTTCATTGCTGGCAAATTTTCGGCCGATGAGATTCTTTGTCAAATCCCGCCGCACACACTCCGAATCGATCTTCAAAGCCGTTATTGGAAATCCGATACTGACAGCGAAGCGGCGATCGTCGACAGTAACGGGAATGGGATACCGATTTCGTTTGTCTTACTCGGCTTCACGCCGTATTTCGGCAATCTCGGTATGCGATCGCATGAGGAGTTTATTCGTATTGCTTACATTGGTGTTGCACCTAACCATCGTCTGCTTCCGCCTCGGTGTGTATGCACTAGCATCATCAGTGGTAAGTCGTCTCAAAGGAACTTCATCTCGTATTTCCAGACGCTCTATAATAACCGTATTAACGTAGGCGAAGTCATCACGGAAACAAAGTTCGTTCAAAAGTCTTTTAACGAACGAGACCCGATGACTGGGGCTGACGGAGCCAAGATCAATTACAACGTCTTAGAGTTCAGAGATCGTCCTGCTCAAACGGATGAAGAGCAAAAGCTCATCGAAGACATCGGTAATTGGCTTGACTCTGGTTCAGGAGATCTGGTGGCATCTGCTTTACGCAGTACTATCTCCGGTGCTCATTTGGTTGAGTTACCTCTTGGGGAAGACCACGCGGCGATTAAGGAAGCTTTCATCGAAGCTAACCCCAAGCGACTAGAGGGCGCTGCTCCAGCCGGTTTAGCTGCGCTTCCTGCAGGTGCCGGTACACCTGGTGCCAAAGCTGAGGCTCCCCCGCAGCCGAAGAAGGCTGCCGACAAGAAGGAGCTCACAGAAGATCAAAAAGCAGCACTCAAGGCTGCGGGGCTTGACTTTTAAGTTAAGCTCTATCTGGATTGTTCACCACGAGGGGCGCCCCAAAAGCGCTCCTTTTTTGTGTCTACAGGTCTAACAAGTCACCAAAAGAAGGTAGGTGCACACCGTAAGCTACACAGTACTTGATGATGTTTTCAAGTAGCTTGGCGCGGATCAAGTAGTTTGCGTAAACCACCTCAAGGACTTCCCGAGCTTCTTTGCGGCTAAGCTTGTCCATGCCGTCCAAGAAAGCACGGTGTGTGAACTGCTGCTCAAGTGTCAAGTGAGAGCGCAGCTTATCTACCAACTGTTCAGACATGTCAAATTTTTACCGCGTCCCTCGTTACATCTTTGATCCTATCCGTAACTCAGGTCTTATTGAAGGTACGGTGCTCCTGCCGTACGACCCAGAAAAGGCGCTGGAGAAGCAAGTAAGTAAAGCAAACGTATCAGACATAATCACAAATGACTGTGAGGAGAACTTAGTAGACCTTGCGTGGTGGTCACAGCAGAAAGGGAAAATTGATTGGGTTATCGCAATCACTCAAGGTATGAAAGACTATACAAAGTGGGTAACAGAGTGTGGCTTGCAAGCAGCTAGGAAAGGTGTATGCGTATTAGACCGTTTAACGTTCCTAGAACCCACGCGGGCACGCGAAGATTTCTTACAAGACGCATCCCTCACAAACATTAAGATCTTGAGCCCCAGACCATCCTTTCGTGCAGATGGTACTAATTCAAAGGATCCTGTAACTTCTGCGTGGTTTGTGTTTCAAAAACCAGGAGCTGCTCAGGTTAATACAACTATCGATTTCGAAGTAGGGTGGCATCGCCCACAAGACCTCAGGCTATGAGCAAGCGGCTCTTTCGACGATTAGATCAGTTAATCGAGCTCCAGAAAGAACAGAACCGTCAGCTCGATAAAATTACTGCATTACTTGTAGGTCAGCAGCTACTCACTGAGTGCGTTGACTATCAGGGTAATGCTCGTTCGCCAGAGGATTGCGCTGAGATTACCATCGAAGGATTCTCTGCTGCTCTGTGCTTAATGGGTGAGCTTGACCAGCGCAATCGTGAATATCAGTATCAAAAGTCTGAGTTCTTCTTAGACGATGAAGATGAAGACGAAGATGACGAAGATGATGGTCCCGTAATGTCAAGTTCGTTCTAATATATTTAGGAATTGACACGTTAATTGTGTCCGATACAAGAGTAACGATCAACGGATTAAGACACTATCTTTGCGCTGGTGTTCCTAAGCCTCTACCCTCCGTAACCTCTGTTCTAAGCGCCACTCAGACTGAGACGACGCGTAAGAAATTGGCGCACTGGAATCTAATGAACCCAGGAGCTGCTGATGCGGCGGCAACTAGAGGTACTTGGATACACAACAGTGTAGAAGATTACTTGCGTGGCCTCAGAGTAATTCCATCAGAACAGTATAAACCTTACTGGGAAGGTGTTCCTGAGCTTCTGGATGATCTCCTAGACGGTGGTCGGGTGCTTTGGAGCGAGAAGCCATTTAATCAACCACGCTGGTCTCAGTATGTCGGAGACGATGGCGTCGGGCGTATCCATTACTACGATGAGTCTACAGGCCATGGTTATGCTGGCTGTTGTGACTTAATCTATATGAACTCAAATGCTGAGATTATTCTGGCTGACTTCAAGACCAGCAACGGCCCCTACTCAGCTCGATTCCCAAATAAAAATCAGAACATCGACGAGAAAACAAAGAAAGCTTTGATCTC